GGGCAAAGTTATCTCCATTGGTGAGGCTAAGGTCGCCCACGCTGCTTTCCACAATGCCTATCCTCGTTTACGTCAGTGGCACAGAGAGCGAGCAGCTTTAGTCGAAGACGGATGGTGCTACGTGAGAACTCCCCTCGGTCGAAGACGACTTCTTTCCTATGACGACGCGACCATGACGGCGTGCGCCAACACCCTAGTTCAAGGTGCAGGGGCAGATATTTTGAAACTCTCGTTGGCGAAATTAAACGAACATCTGAATGATGAGGCGCATCTGGTTGCCTGTGTACACGATGAAATTGTCCTCGAAGTGCTAGAGAGTAAAACGGATTACTACAAAGAAGTACTTGAGAGGTGCATGCGTGAGGCGGCTGAGACTATCCTCAAAGTCGTTCCCTCGAAAGCTGACGCAGGGACAGGCAAAACTTGGGCTGAAAAATGATGGAACAAGCAGCACGCAAGAGAAAAAAACCGGAACCGAAAATTAAGTTCAAAGTGGGAGATCGCGTCAAGGAGATCAACAAGTTCCAGCACTCCTTAGTAAATCCTCTGCGGGGTGAGGAGTACAGACAAAAGTTTGCAGCAATAGCAGCGAGCGAAAGGGAAGGTGAGGTGCTCGATATCCTCATCATCAAAAACTCCATCGGCAGTAGAAGGATCTACGTCGACGTTTTGTGGGATGGATCCAAAACTCCCACGCGGCACGAACAGATTCGGCTAACCCTAATCGACCCAAACCAATAGAGAAAATAGGGTAGACTCGAACCGTTTTAAAACGTAAGTCATGCAGATTATAAACCTCCCTGCAGACTGTAAAAAAGAAATCTTTACAGCCAAAGTAGAAGAAGGTTATGTAGGTTGTGTGCGTACAGATGAATATGTATGCTTTACGGTCGAGAAGTTCGACTCTGCTCTTAAGGCTGCAAATAGAGCCAGGAACCTCCAGAGGAACCTGAAAAACAAAAGCGAAAGTAAAATCTCGTCGACAACTGTAAAGACGCCTAGCAAAAAAGTTAAAAAGAAAGTAGCTTATACGCCAAAGCTGTATACGCTTGCGGAAACAGAGGCGATGCCCCTCCTTAGATTCCAAGAGGTGTGGGTTATTACCCGTGAAAACCTGTACGTACAGGACTGTCTGGACAAAGAGAATAAAAGATTAGTTCGCTACACCCCGGATAAAGACAAAGCAAAGTACTACAAAGACCACGAGGAAGCCAAGATGACTATGCGTGTGCTGAAGGGAGTCGTTGGTCCTGGATTCGACCTGAAGAGATTCTTTGTAGAAAACAACTAATTCTTTTAGACTCAGAAGAAAGACCTCAGTAGCATGGCCACTCGGTACGCAGGTGATTATTTCGGGATTACCCTCGATGGCACCGAAGACGCTGACTCGCGTCTCGTCGAACTGTTCCCCACCTTGTCGTCTGCTGCTTTTGATAAAGATCCGAAGCAAACAAACAAAGAACCCAGGCTACTGGGTGGGTACAAAGCTGCCCCTGTGTTCGGAGGCTTTAAAACATTCGAGATGAGAAAGAAAGATCAATAAAATTCGGTAGACTAGACTCAAAAGAAAGTTCTAAACAGATGACTGCCACTCGGTACAAGTTACCTCCTTCGCTTCTGCGGTCGGCAGGGTCCAGGTTTGGCTTTAATCTGGCTGAACTCTTCGGTGACGAAGCCGAGGGAACTGGAACCATGGAAGGTTTCCTGCCCTCCTTCCAGACGAAGACACTCGAAAAAGGTCGCGGTGGTGTTCTGAGCTATAAAGCTCCCAAGATGCCCACGCGGGAAAGCGTTTTCACTCTGACTCCCGCTCCTCAACAGGTAGCTGCCCCTGCACCAGAACCCACGCCGGAACCGGAACCGGAACCCACGCCGACGAAACCGCCTTACGACGTTTCGAACGTTAAGTACAGCACGGACTTCTATGGCGACCTGACCCAGCAAGAAGCAGCTGGTAAAGCAACGCAATTGCTGCACCGTGCTATCGGCGCGGAAAATATTAAGAGCCAGGAAGACTTCAACAAACTGTTCTCAGGTTTGTATGAAGACCTTCAAACCGGCAGGGACTACGGTCAAGACGTCAGCCGCTTCTACGGCGCTGCCCGCGCAGCCGGTTACGAACCTTACTCGAAAGGCGATAAAGGTATCGCTCCGATGAGTCAGGATCTCTCTGCGACCCAGGGTTATCAGAGCTTTGTCGAAGGTCTGTACACCACGCCTGAGCAGATGGGTCAGTTCTATGACCCCGCAGACTTTGGTCGTCGGATCCTTGAAGGCAAAGCTTACTATCGTCCGGGTGGAGCTCAAACCAACCTCGAACGGATCGGTAACATCGAGAACCGTATTACCGAATTAGGTGAACCGTTCTACGGAAAGAGCCAGGAGTATAAAGGCGGCTACCGCGCTGGGATCCCCGCAGACGAAAGCGATCCGTTCCGTCAGTACTACGAAGCCTTCCTCAAAAGCTGAGGATTAAAAATAAAAGCAAAGGCTCCGCGAATGCGGGGCTTTTTTTATGTACACTTCAGCCCAAGGGACTAAGACAGGAAGTGCATACACAGTATTCCATAACACTAGAGAAAAATAAAACTAAGACAGTATTAGCCATAACCGCAAACGATGCTGGCCACGCGCAGGCTCAATCCAGGGACATAGCCAGAGCTCTACGTGCAGACAGGTTCGAACTCTTATACGAGGAGGCCAAGGAGACAGGTCTCAGCAGACTGTTTAAAAAACTTGCATACAACGAGTTCGATCACAAGACGTGCGAGCTTTGGGAAGAGGGTTCCGTCAACGGAGTGCCTGTGACTTACATGCTCAACAACCGCTTCTATGTAAGACCAGTAGTGTTGGACTACTTAGACATAACAAGAGAAGAAGTCGTGTCTCCCTTGTGCGGAAATAAGATGTGTGTGAATCCATACCACAATAAATACAAAGCAACAAGAGCATCGAAATTAAGTGGCGCAGACATGAATTTGGCGCTAGCCTTCAGCAGCCAAGGCGTTCCTGTAAAGGAGATCGCCAAGGTCCTCAAAGTACACAGATCAACGATCTACCGAATCCTCAACAAATGAACGTCTTTGTTCTTGGGTTGCGAGCTTCCAGCGACGCCCTCCTCGAAGAGGAAACCGTTTCACTGACAGCTGAGTCGCTCCCAGCTACCGAAAAGAAAGTTGCCACCAAGGTCTGCCTTGTTCAAAAGGCAGATCACTACGTCGGCAAACTTCTCAAAGAAGTCCAGGAAGGAGAAACCTTCTTTGCCATTGGACCGACGAAGGCGGATCCGGATGGCGTACTGAAGATGCAACCCATGCTGGTTGTGAGGAAGGAAAACTGGGATGACCTTCTAGCAGTCAACCTATTTGTCGCCACGGGTGGTCTAGGTCCTAAGACCGAGGAAACTCAACTGGCTGACAACACTGTCACTAACCGTTCGCTTGCTTGGCAAGACGAAAAACAAGAAACAAGCTGGATGAAGCTCAGCTGCTGGAATGAACTATCCGGACAACTGGCTGAACTTCCCCCAGGAACACCGACAATCGCTGTCGGGCGCGTGAGCACTTCGGAAAAAGAAGAGCGTGTGTTCCTGAATTACGGGGTGGATAAGATCCTGTATCTCCCTCGTTCGACGCGGTCTGCTCCTAAGAAAGCCGCTGATCCTGAAAAAGGACGTGTTTCAACTGCTGCTCTCGGTTCTCTCGACTTTTCGCTCTGATTAACCATGGTATTTATTGCTGGCAAATTTTCGGCTGATGAAATCCTCTGTCAGGTCCCGCCGCACACGCTCCGTATCGATCTTCAAGCGCGTCGCTGGAAATCCGATAATGATCCTGACGCGGCCATCACTGACTCAAACGACAACGGTATACCCATTGAATTCATCCTTCTTGGGTTTACGCCGTATTTCGGTAACCTCGGCATGCGGTCGCATGAAGAGTTTATTCGTATTAGTTACATTGGCGTTACACCTTCTCATCGTCTTCTTCCGCCACGCTGCGTATGTACAAGCATTATTAGTGGCAAGTCGAGTCAGAAGAACTTTATCTCGTACTTCCAAACGCTCTACAACAATCGTATTAACGTAGGCGAGATCATCACCTCGACTAAGTTTGCGCAGAAATCCTTTAACGAACGGGATCCGGTCACTGGTGCGGATGGTGCAAAGATCAACTACAACGTCCTCGAGTTCAAGGATCGCCCAGCTCAAAACGACGATGAGAAAAAACTCATCGAAGATATTGGAGCTTGGCTCGAAAGCGATGGAGGAGAGTTGGTATCAAGTGCTCTTCGCAGTAGTATCTCCGGTGCGAATCTGGTCGAGCTACCTCTGGGAGAGGACCACGCGGCAATCAAAGAGGCTTTTATTGACGCGAATCCCAAGAGACTAGAGGGGCAAGCACCTGCTTCGCTTCAATCTCTCCCTCCCTCAGCAGGCGAACCTGGAGCTAAGGCGACCAAAGAACCTCCTGCTGCAAAGAAGGAGACTACCAGTAAGGAGTTATCGGAAGAGCAAAAAGCAGCTCTCAAAGCTGCCGGTCTCGAGATCTGACGCCTAACGTTCAATTCGCTTCGAAGGGTTCCGAGAGGAGCCCTTTTTTTTATTACATATCAATCAGATCGCCGAAGCTAGGCAGATCTATGTCGTTCGTGACGCAATAAGTCACAATATTTTCGAGCAGTCTTCCCCTGATAAGATAGCTTGCGTACATGAGACCTAAGTACTCATCTATCTCTCGCTCACTAAGTTGCTTGACACTGTCCAAAAACACACGGTGTGCGAAGGACTGCTCAACTGAAAGATGAGACTTCAACTTATCTAGAACGGTATCCGCTTCCATGACGTTTTATCAGGTTCCTAAATTTGTTTTCTCCCCGATCGCCAGAAGCTCTTGGGGTAATGGATCAATTCTACTTCCGTCCGACTTTCAAGGACAGCTTGCAAAGCAAATAGCCGAAGCAGGGATAACCGAAATAGTCACCAACAGGGAGGAATCCAACCTGCAGGACCCAGAGTGGTGGGAAAAATATAGAGGCACAATCGACTGGGTAATAGCTATAACACAAGGAACGCCTCAGTACACTCCTTGGATTACAGAGTACGGAATCGACATAGCTAAAGAAGGTCTGATCATCCTCGACCGACTGACCTTCCTTGAGCCCACGCGGAATCGTGAAGCGTTTTTAAATGAGTCCTCGTTAGTAAACATGAAGATTTTGTCGCCGCGCCCTGCA